CAGATAATGTGCAAACACATCAAACTGAAATACCTTACCTATATAGAAAATAGGTTTTTGAAACGCTTCATCCCGAAGAATCACTTCCAGTTCTTCATCTGATAGCGGTTCCTTCAGGACAAACTTATTTATGATTCTGATTGTTTCCCGGCAATCATCCACCGAAAAACCGTTTCCTTGAAGTGTGAGGATATAACTGAATAGTGCTTGATTTCTTCCTTCTCCTGCTTCCAGATTCGTAAAATCAATTGTTGCTCTTACTGGAAGGAAATACTTTGGAAGTTCTTCATATTCAACACCCGGTTCTACATCCCATTCACAAAATCGTTCTTCCCCATCTACTTTGATAACCTCATAAGATAACCGGGAACCGACTTTAATATCTGCAATCAAACCACACGCTAATGCTGCGTGTGTGCGGTTCCGGTTTACACTATGATTCTTGAAAAGAAAATGCCTTCCTCTTGTGGTTTGATACACTTTACAATTAAGCTGATATTCTTCCACAATGTTCATCATTCGTTCAGATTGTTCAGAGTTATCAATGTCGATCAGGATAGTATCATCTTCCAGTATTCCGGCATAACCGTTTGCATCCTGCACATCTTCAAGGGTGTTCCACTCTGTTCTGTCTTTTAATTTTTCTAAAGGCTTCTTTCCTTTAGTCACCACATAACCTTTATATAATGCCATACGCTACACCGCCCTTTAGTTTATCAATTCTAAACACTTTTTTATAAATTCTCTATCGCTCTGGATCCCTTTTATATCCTGTTCTGCCTGTTTTCTTCCTGCCTTTGATTGTGACAAACGCTGCTTTTCTTCTTTGATGCTCTTACTCATTTCCTTATATTCTGGGCTATTCCTCATAACATTACTTAGGTTCTTATCTCTTACATATTGCAGATATTTCACCTTTGCTTCATGGAACCGCACCTTTTCCATATATTCATACTTGCGATCTGTGGCAGCCTGTTCAAATTCTTTTGACTTTTCAAAAAAAAGAGGAATCCAGTCTTTCATTTTCTGTTCTTCTTCCGGGGTATCGCTTTCCCGAATAATCTTTAATAATTTCCGAAACTTTGACATACTGTGCATATCAAAGAACCGTTTAATGTTGATATGTGTATGACCTTTTCCATTACTCCCAAATTTAGGAGTCCATTCAATATTTAGATAATCATTATCCAGTTCCAAAATTCCACTATACATATTTATTCCCCCTGTTCTATTCCAAAATCTTTCAATCTCTTTTTTGCAAGATTGATATACCATTGTTTATCCAGTTTATCCGGCACTTTTACACCCTCTACGCTATCATTGAATATAAAACAATGCTCCGGTGTATTACCAAACTTTTCTGCCTTTCCTCTAGCACCCCCATTCTTTAATAATTTCCCATCCTGAATATCACTTGATGCAAACACCCGATAACACTTGTATGTATATTTGACGGTTTCCGGGTATTCATATATGGTCTTTATTACCCTAACCCCTTTCTTTCTGATTACTGGCTGACAATGTTCATGTTCCACCCATTTATACTTATTGGATAATTTCACAACTTTTTGAAACATAATCAGATCATCACATTCATTTATGGTCTGCTCTACTGATTTCTTTTCCACCATATAATCCACCAATGCCTTATTGATGATAGGAAGGTCAAAGTCAATCGGTGATAGTTCTTTCACATAAGCTCCTATCCGTTCCACTCCACCATCAATATCCACCCATAAGTAGTTATTTACATCTTTCTGATAAATCTCTGAAATATTATCAAGTGCAAGTTTTATCTCACATTCTGCGGTGGAACATCTTTCTTCCCACTCATAACAAATATCATCCAACATTTCAAAGGCTTCATCTGTGTTAGGGATCCATACGATCAGACCGTCTGTGTTGGATTGCACTAATCTAAATTCTGGTATTACTTCCAGATGTTCAATCAGATCCAAAAGCATAAGCTGACCATTGATGCACATAATGTTATTATTCCTCGGATCATAAGCCGGGTTTGTCTTATCTTTCATTCCACCGGATAATGCGTTAAGCATTTTCTTATACGGTAATTGTGCTTTTTTCCATTTCTTCTTTTCTGCCTTATCTTTGGCAGCAGTCTGTTTTGCTTTCAACTGCTTTCTTGTCATATACACACCTTTATAATTGTCATTCGTGGCAGACCTTGTAACCAACCCCCACGCAATCAGCATAGATGGATAATAATTGTTCACATCAACATGATACCCTGCACCTTCTGATTCATCATGGTGTACTGCTCCCTTTTCTGCTCCATGTAATCCACCGAAACCGAATGTATGAGGTATTCCGGCTACATCTGTTTTCAATTCCTTACTGTAAAGGTATTTCTTAAACTGTGGATCATCTTTTCCTACATCACAACCACCCTCACACATTTCATCCAGAGTTGCAGCTACAATGTGTTCAAACCATTCCTGAACATACTTATATTTTTTTAATTTAATGCAAGGTAAAATAAAAAAATCAAATTCATCATCATATTCTCTGCGTTCACAACCTAAAACTTTAGCTGTGATCCTTGCTTCACTATCTCCAATACAAGATAAAGGCAGCTTAAAGGCTTTCACAATATCGTGCATAGCATTAAAATCATCTACTTTTTGAAGAAATACTTTTATGGTTTCCTCTACATCATGCCTGCAATAAAAAACCATCTGTTCAATCTCTTTTTTTGTCAATTTTCTATCTATATCAAAAGGAACATCCGTTTCTTTAATATTGGAACCAAGAAACCCTTCCATTGTTTTCAAACCTACCGGGGGATTAGGCATAACATCATAATTGATCATATAAATTTTATTAAAGGCTCTTGAATACTGCCAACCTTCACCATTTTTCACAATGATAAAATCACTTAAATCTTTTACATCCATACCCAAAAGGTTTCCTTTATAGATGTACTGATCATAGTGCCTATTGTTATATCCCACCCAAATATCTTTTATATTTTCCTCATAAAATCTTTTTAAGTGTTCCAGATCATTGATGATAACTGTTTCTTTTTTTCTTGTTACATCAATAAAAACCACAAGCCAATCATATTTAGTAACCTCAAAATCATAAAAAATCATAAGTTACACCCCATTTCTTTAATACAAGCGGTTTGACCTGTGAAAAAGCCAAACCGCCCTGCTCTGGTTAGTGTGAAACACTAAATGTCATATACTTCATTGATTGTCACCGGATGAAATGCCTTTGCCTTATATTCAATTTCAAGTTCCACTTTCCCCTGAATCTCCTGAAAAATATCTAAGACACAATCTGCAAAATCCTTATAGTTGATAAACTCCGGTACAATTTCCGTCTGCAACTTGTCAAGCCATGTAATAACGGACTTGATCGCTTTGGCATCAGTCCAAACCTGAGAAGTATTTCCGCTAATTACACGATTGAAGAAAATCAAACGCTTTTTATACTCTCCCTCTTTTACCTTGAACTGTGCAGCAAACATTAACTTATCCCCTGCCTTTGTGGTAGTGACTTCCATCTTCTCCACACTAACAACATATGTTCCATCCGGCAAATCCTCAAATTCATCTGCCTTTGATTCTGCCACTTCTTTCTGCAATCCCTCTAAATCCACCTGCTTGTCAAACTTATCAAAATCTACTGCCATACTGTTCACCTATTCCTTTCTATGTGCTTATGATCTGGTTCTGCGTGTCCTGCGTGTGCGTGTTGTCGGTGCTGCATCTTCTTTTGGTTCATCCTCGGTCTTTTCTTCCGGCTCCGGTGTTGATGACGGTGGAAGCTCAACTTCCTCTGCTTCTGTTTCTGGTGCGTTCATGAAACCTTCTTCTGGTGCATCCCCGGTTGGTTTTACCGGATGATCCCCCTCTCTTTCTTTTCGTGTTCTGCGTGTACGCTTTGTTGGTGCATCCTCTGTATTTTCTGCTGCATCCTGCGTATCTGCTGCCTTTTCCTCTGTCTTTTCCTCGGTTTTATTGGCATCTGTGTTTCTCGTCTTTCTTCTCCTGCCTTTTTCATCTGGCTTTTCTAAAGTAGAGGAAACTTCTTCATCTGCTTTCTGCATTTCTGCATCTGACTTATAATCACCAATCTCATAGTAATTACGGATTTTTTCGGCAACATAATTCAGATCATTTTCAATCGCATAGACCGGAAACATCCCCATAGGAGATTTTACAGTATCTTTTCCGCTGTTCTGTGTGTAAAAGTAATACCTTGCTTCATACACCCCACACCGAAGAACAGTAGTAAATAATCCCTCGATTGTGATTTTTTCACGAAGCATTTTCCCGATCAGCTTTATGGTGTATAAGCCATTGTCTAAGGTTTCAGCGTGTGAGAGATAAGCCACAATCACATCATCAGGCAACTCTTTACACACATTGATGATTTCATAGTAATTCGCCCCAAAATCATTCCATTTATCCCATCCGGTTTCCTTAATGCGTTCCATATACGGAATAGCAAGAATGTACTGAAAATCATCTACCACAAGTAACTTCTTTCCGGCTGCAACCTGCTCTTTCATCCACTTTGTAATCTTTCTTGCATCTGCAACATTGTTCAAAGTTTCAAATTTCCCTGCACCTTTGAACGGTAAAGGCTTACCTACCGGATTCACTACCGCTGTTGTCTTAGGATCACAATTTCTAAGACTGGTACTCTTTCCAGTACCGGATTCACCCATAATTAAAACCATCTGTGCCATATTGTTCACCTATCCTTTCTTTACTCAAATTCCCATTTCCTGCATCAACATTTCTTTCCGCATGGTCTTAAAATTCCCTGCCATGTTTCCGCTTACATGGTGCCTACCGAACTTCTTTTCGCATTTTGCCCGGATAACTGACCGCATCATCTTACGGTTATACACCGGAACCGGATCATATACTTTTCCCTGATTCTCATTCACCATCTACATCACCCTCACTCTCTGTTTCAATGACCTTGCTTGACCACATATCAGCCCAATGTATCAGCATAGATAACTTGGTTTCATGCCCCTGCATTTCATATTTCATAAAGTCATACAGTCCATCATGTGTTAAAATCGCCCATTCTTCATCCTCTGTCAAATCAATAAAAAGAGTTGCTAACTTGATTGACCGGATTGCATGAGGAACATTTGACAAGCCCTTATTCCTCATGAATGGTTTTGCATCTGACCGTTTTCCTGACTTCAAAATATTTTCAACATACATTGCTTTGCCATAATCTCCAACCTTACCTAAATCATGGAGTAATGCAGC